AACATCTCGGGCGCTGGTCAGACCGGCGCGACGATGACTGTCGCCGCGACGACCGGCGGCACGCTGACGGCTGGCACGGTCATTACCCTGCCGGGTGTGTTCGATGTCAACCCGCAGACCCGCGCCTCTACCGGCCGACTGAAGCAATTCGTGGTAACTGCCGACGCTCTCGTCGGTGCGACCTCCATTGCTATCAGCCCCGCTGTGACCCCGACCGGCGCATTCCAGAACTGCACCGCCTCGCCCACTAACGGCTCGCCGTTCGTGATCGTTGGCAACGCATCGGTCAGCTACGATACCTCGGTCGCTTTCCATGAGGATGCCTTCACGCTGGCGATGGTTCCGATGTTTGTGCCGCAGGATCAGAACGCCAAGGTCTCGCAGGAGTCGGATCAAGGCTTCACGGTCAAGGTGACGGAGTACTACGACGGTGCGAACGACGTGAGCAACATGCGTCTCGACGTGCTGTTCGGTTGGGCCGCGACCTACCCCGAGCTGGCCTGCCGGATCGGCACCACGGGCTAAGTCTTTCTTGGTAGCTGGAAGTTTACGGGGGCTTCGCGCCCCCGTTTTTTCTTAGGGATCAGGAATGCCGCGCACTGTACGAGAAATCCTTACCCGCGCAATGCGGACTGCAACCATCCTCGGCGCTGCCGACACGATGGACGGCAACGATGCAGCCGATGCGCTGCTGGTGCTGAATCAGATGATGGACGCTTGGCAGGCGGAGCGTCTTTTTGCCTACGAAATTCTGCAACATACGCACGCGCTTACCGCTGGTGTTGGCACGTACACCATCGGGCCGGGCGGAACAATTAACACAGACCGCCCAGTCAGGATTGAATGGGCGTTTACGCGCGACTCGCAGCATTATGATCGGCCGATGGAAATTGTGCCGGATCAGGTTTTTGCTGCAATCACGCTAAAAAATCAGGGCGACAACTTCCCTTCCGTTTTGTACTACAAGCCCGCATTCCCTCTCGGCACAATTCGACTGTGGGAGCATCCGTCAGCAAATCTTGTGCTGCACCTCGGCTGCTGGGTCACGCTCTCTGAGTTTGCGAACCTTGATGCGTCTGTGGCACTGCCGCCCGGATATGAGCAAGCGATTGTGCTGTCTATGGCTGAATTGCTTTCTCCAGAATACGGCAAAGAACCATCTGCGAGCCTTGTGCGCATGGCCGCGAAAGCGAGGGCGAACATCCAGCAAAACAATCTGCCAGACCCGCGCATCGGGTGCGAGTTCATGGGAGTGCAGCAAAATACGCCCGCGCCTTACTACCGCTATGTTTCCGGGGACTTCTAATGCGCGTGCCGTTTGAGGGATTTATCGGCCCCGCATACGCTGCGGCAAGCTGGAAAGCCAGCACTCAGCGGGCCGTTAATCAGTACCCCGAAGGCGATCCGGAAAAGGGGCTGGTCTACTATCCGGCCCCAGGTCACACAACCATCGGGTCTAGGGGATCTTCGCCCGTGTTGGCAATGGAGCCAACACCGTCAGGCTTGGTAATCGTTACCGCCGATTCTGTTCACCTCGTGCCGGACATTCAAAACGGCGCATTCGTCAACCCGGTGCAAGTTGGAGCAACGGGGAGCGCTTACGCGATTGTTGCGCAGGCTGGCGACCGCGTAATGATGGTGAACGGGAACCAGGGATTCTGGTTTGACCGCACCGCCGCAGTGCCGACGCTGAACACGATTTCTGACGCGGCATTTCCGGAAAACCCGCAAAGCTGCACCGCTCTAGACGGGTATTTCATTGCGCACGGCCCGAACAGCGACCAGTTTTATTGGTCATCTCCGTTTGATCCGTCAACGTGGAATGCGCTGGACTTTGCCTCTGCCGAGAACCTGAACGACAAGCTACAGCGGGCAATTACGGTAGAGCGCGAGCTTTACCTGATTGGCTCGCAATCCACGGAAATCTGGGCAACGACAGGCGGCGAAGACACATTCGACCGCATCCAAGGGACTTACATACCATACGGCACTGCCGCACCGCTATCCGCCGCTGTAATCGGCCAAGCGCTACTGTGGCTTGCGCAGGACACGAACGGCGGGTCAGTGGTCATGCAAGCCCGTGGACTGCAAAGCAAGCGCGTTTCTACACATGCCATTGAGCAGGAAATTGCCGGTTACGTCACCACGAACGACGCCTATGCATTGACGTATCAGCAGCATGGGCACTTGTTTTACGTGCTGTCTTTCCCGACCGCTGGAAAGACTTGGGTCTACGATCTAGCGACGCAACTGTGGCACGAACGATCCTCCCTTGTTCCTGACCCGAGTCAGCCTGACCAAGTGGCACCGATCAGCTACGTGGAGAGTTCATGGCGGGCGCGGTGTCATGCGTACTTTGCCGGTATTAACCTGATTGGAGACTCGCGCGGGCCGAACATCGCTCAGCTTTCAACGAACATCTACAGCGAAAACGGCGTGGACATGATCTGTAAACGAGTCTCTCCGCACGTTTCCAACAAGGCCGAATACCTGACGATTTCAGGCGCTGAATTCATCTTTCAGCCAGGTGTAGGGCTTGCCACAGGAAACCCCGAAGACGTAGACCCGCACGCCATGCTGCGAGTCAGTAAGGACGGCGGACGGCAGTGGTCAGCACAACGTACCGCGCCGATTGGCGCGCTTGGGGAGTACCTGGAGTCGATCCACTTCAAGCGTTTGGGGCGGGCGCGTGACTTCGTAATCGAACTGAGCATGTCTGCGCAAGTCTACCGGCCAATCTCTGGCGCGTATCTTGATCTGACGCCATGACGCCACGCATTCCACCGATGACAACGCCCGTTGCGGGCGAAGGCAGCGATGAAGACGCGCGACCAATAAATTCTATCTGGTATCGCTACCTTCAAGCGCTTCAGCAATCTATGTCGGGCGGCGGAATTCCTGACGCCCCGAGCAATGGTCAAATCTACGGCCGCAAAGACCAGTCGTGGCAAGCGATTTTGCCGTTTACTACGTCATCGAATGGATTTGTCCCGGCACCGGGCACGGCGTTTGGCCTATTCCTTCGAGATGATGGGACATGGCAACCGTCATCGGCAAATGTCGCGGCCCCGGTTTCGTCTGTGCAATTCAACAGCGCGGGCGCGTTCGGAGGCTCTGCAAATTTCACGTTTGACGGTTCAAGCATTGTCACGCTAAACGGGACGCTAAGCTTCCCGGGAGTAAGCAAACGCATTCTTGTAAACGGAGCTGGTGGAGGTACTGGGATTGTTGCTGATCGGCTGGCGGTGCAATGCGGCGTTACAAATCAGCCGACCGTAATTAATTTTATACCGAACGGAACATCACAAGTTTCTGGAATCGCGCTTTGCAATTCATCAAACTTGAGCAATACCGCATTCCTTTCCCTTGGCGCGGGGCAAAACAATACAGAAATCAGCACAAACCTAGCCGCTGGCGGTACTGCAATTCCTCTTGCGTTTACTCAATTCAGCGCGCCTGGGGCAAGCGGGCATGGCGCGTTTTTCTACCCGTCTCGCAACTGGAATTTCGCAAATACTGCGTTTGGAACTATTCCAGCCGACCCAGGTTATCGGGTGCAAATAGACGGAACGCTGAACATCACCAGCGCATTGCACACGGGTGGAAATTCCGGTACATCAGGGCAGGTACTAACGTCAAACGGCGCAGGGGTCGCGCCGTCTTGGACTGCTGGCGGCGGCGGCGGATCTCCTGGGGGGCTTGACACTCAAGTCCAATACAATAGCTCGGGATCTTTTGCCGGTTCCGCAAACTTTACATGGAACAACGGCACAAGCACGTTAACAGCGAGCAACGTGACGAGCACCGGCCTAATGCTGACCGCCGCGTCTGTCGCCGGTTCTGCGGGCTTCAGATTGCCTCACGGCACAGCGCCTACTACGCCGGTGAACGGGGACGTTTGGACAACGACGGCAGGAGTCTTTGCGCGGATAAACGGCGCTACCGTTGGCCCGTTTGGCGCTGGCGGCGGAACCCCCGGCGGCGCAAACACTCAGATTCAATTCAACAATGCAGGATCGTTTGGCGGGGTTGCAAACGTCACGGCGAATACCAGCGACTTTACGGCTGTTGGCGTTGCCGGAAATATCACGTTCAGCGGCAACAGTCGCAGGATCAACGTCACAAGCGCAAACGATGGTACGGCGACTTTGTTCCAGGGTACGACGGTCAACGGATCGACGATCTTCGGCGCGATTCCGAATGGCACGAGTACCGTTGTCGGCATTCGTGGATGGGCTACATCAAACCCCGTAGCAGGTTCTAATTTCATCCAACTAGCAGCAGATGGAACTACGGGGTTCGTTGCTGTTGATTCAAACAATTCCGGTGCAGGCGGGACTGCTTTGCCGCTTTACTTCAGGACGACAAACTCCGGGACAACGGCATCTCGAGCCGTATTGTTTGCAAACGGGAACTGGAATTTCGGCACCAGCACAACTGACCCAAGCATCGCTTTTAAGGTGCAGGGCTATGCGCGGTTTGATCTGTCTGTCGGAATTAACACGACGCCAGCGACGACCCATAGCGGACAAACTGCGCTGGAAATTGGCAACGGAGCAACGTTTCAAGGGAACAACTCAAACGCCGCCGCGTATGTTACGTCAAACCTTCGATTTTTGACGACAACGAACTGGACATACAAAACAACTGCCGCAGGCTCGTTGTTGTACATGATCGACAATACGATCGAATGGCAAAATGCCCCATCAGGGACGGGCGGGACTAGTGCAACGCTTACGAGTCGATGGAAAATTGACGCAAATGCAAACATGCAAATTGGCGATGTTGGCCCGGGAACTGCCGCAACGAATACGATAGTAATGAAAAACGCGACTGCGCCTACATCGTCGCCCGCTGGCGCTGGTCAACTATACGTCGAGGGTGGCGCATTGAAGTTCCGGGGAAGCGGCGGGACGATTACTACGATTGCGGTGGCTTAATGGAACTCAACGACAACGAACGCTTGATTCTTTCGCTTGCCCTTCAGGGGCAGATCGTTGCGGCACAAATGCTGCTGCAAAAACTTAACCCGCAAGGCGATAAACCGCCCCAAGAGGACAAGCCTTTGTCATAGGCTCAAACGATAGGAGGCCGCATGGGCTGGGAAACTGCTTTATCAGTCGGTAGCAACATTGTCGGCAGTCTCATCGGCGGGCGATCTGCCCGTAGTGCTGCGCGCAGGCAAGAAGCGGCGGCGCGAGAGGCCAATCGTCTACTCGGGCAGACGCAGGAGGCAAACTATGCCGATCTGTCGCCGTATCGGGACATTGGCGCTGGTGCAACGGGCCGACTCGCCGCGTTGCTGGGCGTTGGTGGCAGCGCCGAAGACCCGCGCTACGGTGAACTTACCCGCCGGTTCTCAATGGCGGATTACGAGGAAGACCCTGGCCTTGCATTCCGCCGCGAACAGGGCGAACAAGCGATCAACCGCAACGCTCTGGCACGGGGCCGGTTCAACTCTGGTGCTGCGCTCAAGGAATTGCAACGCTATAACTCCGGGCTTGCCTCGCAGGAATTTGGGAATGCTTTTGAGCGGTGGCGTGCGCAGAGTGCCGACATTGCTGGCCGTTTGGGCGGGGCTTCCGGCATTGGTCAGCGTGCGGTCGAAAGCGGCAACACGGATCGGTCAAACCTGCGCGGGCAGATGGCCGGAAACCTTGTAGGCATCGGCAACGCACAAGCCGCAGCGCGTATTGCGAGCGGTAACGCTTTGGTAAGCGGCTTGAACAACATGAGCAACTGGATGAGCGGTCAGAACGCATTGACGGGCGTTGACATGCGCACGCCGGGTTACTTCCCGACCAGCCGCCCGAACTTTGGCACGTTCAATCCGAACCTTGGCAGCGGGCGCGAATAATGGCGCAAGTTGACACCTCAATCTATGGCCGGATTGAGCCGGTGCGCATGGTCGATCCTATGGTGCGGGCGCAAAACGCTCTCACCTTAGAAAACGCGCGGCAGGCTAACCGCATGAACGCGCTCAAGTTTGACGAGATGGAGCGTGCGCGGGCCGAAGCTGCGGCCGATCAGGAAACGCTGCGGGCCTACTTTCAAGCCGGGGGCGGCGAAGGCAACCTGAACGCGCTAAACGTGCGTCCTGGCCTTCGCATGGCCGAGGAAAAGCGGCTGCTAGAGGCGGCAAAGCAGCGAGAAGAAGCTGCCGCAAAGCGGGCAACGACCGGCAAGACCACGCAGGAAACGCTAGACGCGCGGCTAAAGACCTACCGCACTGCGCTGGATTTCATTGACACACCGCAAGCGGCGGCGCGTTGGACTGAGGCGCAATTCAATGACCCTGTGGTTTCTGAGTTCGTGCGCCGCAATGGCTCGCTGGAGGAGATCGTCGGGCGCATTCCTAGCGACCCGCAGCAGTTCCAGCAATGGCGGCAACAGTCTGCGATGGGCATGCAGAAGTTCATCGAAAACCAGACGACGCAGCGCGGGCAAAACATCACGATGCGCGGCCAAGATTTGACCGACGTTCGCACTCGGAGCGAGGGCGCGGCCAATCGTGCCGTAACGCTACGCGGGCAGGATTTGACCGATGCAAGGGCGCGTGAGGGACTTGCCGCCGGTAGGGCTGGCGATACAAAGCCGCCAACAGAGGGACAAGCCAAATCTGTGCTTTTTGGCTCGCGTATGGTTGCCGCTGACAAGGTAATCAAGGAGATGGGAGAAAAGGGTGTCAACATGCCCAGCGTTTACAAGCAAGGCATGGAGGCGGTTCCGTTCATTGGCGGTGTACTCGGCACGGCTGCAAATCTTGTGCAATCGCCAGAACAGCAGCAAGTCGAACAGGCGCAGCGCGACTTCATTAACGCAGTGCTGCGGCGCGAGTCTGGTGCTGTTATTGCTGACAGTGAGTTTGATAATGCGAGAAAGCAGTATTTCCCGCAAATTGGCGATTCGGAAGCCGTTATCAGGCAAAAAGCCAAAACCCGCACAACGGCTATTGAAGGGCTAAAGGTTGAAGCTGGCCCGCACTGGCGGGACGTTAGCGGGGCGACGCAAGGAACGCAGCCGATGCCGCGTCAGCCGATTCAACGGCCCCCCGTGAACGTGCCGCAGTCTGTTGAAGACCTTTTGAAAAAGTACGGGCAATAATGGCGACCGAAGAACAACTGTCGCAAGCGCTGATTCGTGCAGATGCCGCAGGCGACACGGGTGGCGCTCGCGTTCTTGCGGCGGAATTGTCAAAGGTTCGCGCTCAATCCTACGTGCGGCCCGAGATTGATGCGGCCACAGAAAACCTAGACCCGCGCGACGTTATGGCGCGGCGGCGTCCTGCGCCCGCAACGACACTCGGCGGCAGGTTGCGAGAGGAATACTACGTAGGGCCTGCCGCTGGCGTGGTACGTGGTACGCGTGACGTTGTAGAAGGTGCGGGGCAGTTGTTTTTCCGTGGCGTGAATGCGGCGCGGAAAACGCTTGAGTCTGCCGGGGTTCCGAGTGTTGTCACGAATCTTCTGGCAGATGACGAAACGATCCGCAAAGCGGATGCCTCTGCGCGACAATCGCAAGCTGAGTATGCGTGGGCAACTGGACGCCCGCAGAATGAGCTTGATATTCCTCGTTTGACTGGCAACGTAGGTGCGACTGCCGCAGTTCTTCCGGCGCGGCTGTTGCGCGGAGCGACAATGGCGCAGCGCATGGGCGGTAGTGCTGCCATCGGCGGCGCTGGCGGCGCGTTGCAGCCCG